CCACCATGTATCATCTAATAGTGTAAAATCTTTTCTTATAAGATCAGGTAACTTATCATAGATAACTAAATCTAAATCAAAGTATAGATTTTCATCATCTCTAAATCTATCGTACATTTGAAGCTTATTAAACCAATTGCCATATAGATCATCTTCTATAACTTCAAAACTATCATACTTTAGACCAGAGTATTCATCTATCATATGTTTTAAGTTGTCAACGTGCCATTGACTAAACTTATTACCAAATCTACAACATATTATTCTCATTTAATTTCGTATATATTAATTTCACGTGGAATATTTGACATGGTATAGAAAACAGCTTTGTCTGGTAATTCATGTACATTACCATAAGGGTCAGTTGCCTTATCTGATTTAGTTACATCAACAACTGAACATTGTCTATATTTCCAACCTCTTATATCTCGTTCTTCACCTCTGTTCTTTGAGGAAAGATTGTGACCATTAGCTGCACCTATTATTAATTCTTTATCATCTGATTCATTTCTAGGTCTTCCTTCTTGCGGATAACCTATACCTATTCCGTACAACATCTTTTTCTTTTTATGTATGTATATATCTTCATATATACCCATTCTACGTTCCCAATTAAAATCACAATCAGGTCCTTGACTATTATTCTTATTACAACCAGTTGCATAACCTAATTCAGCTGCTGATCTCATAACTAATCCTAACGCAGTACCTACTGCAACTAATCCATTTTCCCATCTAGCTGGATGATCTGTTGGAGTAACAGAACCCTCATTTAAATAATTTCTACTTGTTGGTGGATGTTTCATAACAAATAACATAAACATATTAGCGTTCATTTGTGGATTACGCCACGTTGCAGGTGGTTTACCTGAATGAGTAAATCCCCACGACCACTTATAAAGTTCTTCTATAACTTTTCTATCAGTTGAATAATGAATATCATAATATGCTTCATGTTGTTTTGATGGTGCATTTTGAGCTACCCACAAAAGATGATCAACATGCTCTTTAGGTATAGTCTTTGAATAGTCCCAATTTCTTTGACACTTTTGAATTTTTTTTATATATTCTTTTTCTTGCTCTATATCAACCATTGTAATATTCCTTTAGTTCTGGAAATACTTCAAATAAATGTGATTCCCATTTTGTTCCTACATATGCTTTGTCCTGTTGTAACATATAGTTTAACGTGTCCTGAAAATCATTGTCTGGTTCTTCATCCATTCGTAATGCAGCTTGAATATCAGGCCAGCCTTCATATTTTGGTATAAGTTGATCTTTTAGTTTTCTAGGTAGATTATGTACTCTTAATGATTTAGGTCTTTCAATCATCAACCAACCTGCACCTCTAATCCCAGGATTATCTCTACAATATTTAATTACTTCATCAAATCGTAAAACACTAAAACATGTAATTACAGAATTAACATCAACGTGTGCCTTACCTTTGTATTTGTCTGAATTTAATAATGCTATATTTTCTTCTATTTCTTTCCAGTTTGATCTTCTTCTTAAATACTCAGCATTCTGATTAATACCATCAATAGAAGCAGTAAATGAAGTTTCTTTAAATTTAGGTACAAAGTCAATAAATTTATGTTTGCCTTCGCCTAATTTTGTAAGATTAGTTTGAAATTTAATTTTTATGTGAGGTGCGTGTCCTGTTTTTACTATTTCTTCTAAAAACTCAAAATACTTTTTCATTATCAATGGCTCACCACCTATAATTTTTATACTATTAAGATATGGAGCAAGTTCTTTTATTTGTTCAATAACATCTTTTTTGTCTATTTTATTTAAATTATCTTCAACAAGTTTAATTTTATGATTTGTTTTTTCCATTGAACCAAACATCTTTTCACTATAAACATCATGTTTTCTCATCATATCAATACGCATAGATGAGCTGTCATGGTTACACATATGACAATCTAAATTACATTCTACACCAAAAGACTTTAATTGTATTTGCATTATTCTTTCGTCAAAAGTCCATACACCTGTCTTCTCGTACATTCTAACGTTTCTTTCTATAGCATCCCAACGTTCTTTAGTACTTGACTCTTTCCACATATGGTGTGTTCTACGAGATTTACCATATCTCTTTTCATCACTAATACATCTTATACAATGTTCATTAATTGCTTTAGTACCATGTTTTGCAGGATCTAACATTTCTTTTCTTAAATCATTCATATATTTACTATCTTCCATCCATGATTTTATAGATGTATTGTTTATATTATGATCTTTACTTCCAGCTGCAAGACAACACGCTTTAAATCTACCATCCAATTCTATAAACATCTCACTAAAAGGAAAATGACAGAACCAACTTCTCTTATCTTTTGCTCTATTCATAATAGAGTTAAGGTCTTTTTTTCGTTCTTCACCATCTTTTGATAATGTTTCAAACCAACCTGAAGTATCAACATCACCTGGCTTACTGTTAGATACAGCAGTCATTCTTTTTTTATGTAATCTCTTATCTAATTTATTTTGCATTTCGTGGTCCTAAATAATGAATAATTTTTATTTTTTCGTGTGGGTCACCTAGTATCATATAATCTGTATTAAACTTCTTACTATACATTTTATTTAGTTCTATGTTTTGTCTGTCTTCATTTGTGTATTTAACGATCCACTCACCAGGTAGATACTTAATATTTGCTTTGTGTTCATCAAGTTTCCAAAAGACATAGTTTTGTTCGCCATAATATTTGTAATGAACATCACCTTTGTTATAGTAATGTAATTGCCAGTATTCAGGATTTAATGAGAAGTCGTCCCATACATATTTAAAACTACCTGACTTAAACTTATAAAAACCACCATTGATAGGTATTATAACTCTATCAGCAAATTTATTTGTTTTAACATTCCACCAACTATCATATGTAAGTAATTCACCTTCTTTTACAGGATAGTTTAGTATCTCATCAACGTTACCTACAATCTGTTGATCAATATCCATTATTATAATATCATCGCCAGGATTTTGATATGCAAATTGAGGACTAAAGTATTTTAATTTATGCCAGTGTTTCTTAATATTACTATGATGATTATAAGGTAATACTACATCTGCCTCAACATCTGTATCACTTAAACAAATAAACTCAAAAGGCACAGTACTATTTTCTTTTAGTGATCTATACAATTTTGATACATGTTCAGGTTTATATAAACCTTCAAAATATACAGTACAAATTTTAAGCATTATTGTATGCTCTCCAAACAACTTCAAATTTTTTATTGATAGCATGGCATAGTACAACTGATTTAGGTACAAAACCTTGATCAGAAAAGAAGTAATGCCATTTCTGATTTAACCATTGTATTGGTATATCATTTTCTGCTATCTTAACTGCAAACAATGTTTCATTATCCCAACCAAAAAAGTCTGTAATCTTTTTAGGATACATATCATGGCCTTTAGTTAGTCTGCTCATTTCTGCCATATCAGAATCAAAGTTATCAAAGTATTTTAATTTTTGTATGTACTCTTTACTTGCACCAACAATACCTGTATTGACTACATGATGTTTAGGATTTAATTCTCTATCTAATAACATTGCTTGAGTGTTATAATATTTTGCTGTTGGACTACGAATAGTTTGTGATCTTTCAGTTACGTCTTCCATAGGAATAACTTTATGTGTATTGTGTTGTATCGCAATACCTTTTGATAAGTCCCATGCCTCAAAGAAATTATCACCGTGCATAGGTACTACATCAAAATCTAAATAAAGTATTTCATCATATTGTTCAGCAAGTTTATAAAACAAATGTATCTTATAAAAATTTACTACATTGTATGCTGTAATATATGGATACTTTCTTTGCATATTTTCTTTGTATAAGATAAAATCTACATCATACTCAAACATTTTAAAATCTACGCCCAATTGTTTTGCGTACCATTTTTTACAAGCTACTAATTTTGTATAATTTTGTTTAAAGGCATCCTTTGTAACATAATTAATAGGTACAGATTTATTTGCTATTAATATATTCTTATCAAATATATCCAATTCTTCTTTTGGTATATCAATGTAAAAACTATATATTATTCTTTTCATAAAATTTACCAACTATCATAAATCTAGTTCCTCTATCATCTGTAATACTATCTTCAACTAATACTTTAGCGTTTTCAGGCAATTGATTTTTAAATTCTTCATTATCATTTACACAATTAACATGACCTTTTATATCAAACATATTATTTGATGTAAAGGCAAAGTAAGCATTAGAGTCATGTAGTGCTTTTAGTTCTTTCATAGGTTTCATATGCTCACAAGAAGTATTAATTATGAGATTAGCATATCGTATTCGTCCGTATCTATTTTCGTTGAACACATCACTTGTTATAAAATCTACATTTTCATAATGATTAAATATTCTACTTTTTGCCATACTAACAACAGTTTTATCTAAATCAATTAACGATATTCTTTTTGCTTCTTTTAAAGCAGGTATCAATATACTGCCATACCAACCACCTAGTATCGTAATTTCAGATTTATCATTTACAACGTTTAAATCTCTAATATGAGATATTAATTTTTCTTTAGTTTTAAATTGATTAGGACTAAATGAATCTAAAAGATCATTATTGTGTCTGGCTTCTGCCATTATATTCTTAAACAGTTGTAAATCAATGTTCATTATATTTTATGAGCTGTAGATATTTTATATCTTTCCATTGTTTCTGGTGAATTGAAATCATAGACACCATATGCCCAATATTTTTCTCTACAAGGCCAACATATTTTACATGGCTCTTTACCTGGGTTTCTATATGTTCTATTATGTTCTTTAGCATAAACAGGATACATATGTATTTCAGTTTCACATGATTCAGTAACAGGAAATAAAGTTTTATCAAGTCCCAACTCTCTTATCATATCTGCAACTTCTTTTTTATTCCAGTTACGAAAAGGTCTAAACTCATATTTGTGATGACCAAAATACTTATCTCTAGTTTTAGAGAATAGTTTATCTTTTTTAGTATTTCTGTCATGTGGAAACTTTCTAAATTCGTGTGTGATGATTTCAGGTTGTTCTTCTACAGGTGGGTTTAAAGTTTCACCTGAAAGATATATGTTTAAGTTTACACCTAGTTTATGATACTTTTCCCACAATCCCCAAAAATGCTCTCTTTGAAAAATATCTTTCGGGTTATATTTTTGATTAGTTTTTTCCCAACTATCTATCATCTTTTGATTTTTCTTAAATCCTTCAGTTGTAAAAAACGCAATATCAGAATGTAAAAGATTTTCATTTTCTGGTTTTAAGATACTTAATGCGTTAAGAACATTATCTACAACATCCATAGCTGCAGGTCTTAATTGGTTAAATAATGTAATAGGTAATATTTTCTTATTAGGATATTTACTCATTGTAAGAAAACACAAGAACGCTGAGTCTATACCGCCACTCAACCTCATTCCTATTATATCTTGTTCGGATATTATTTTGTCAATATCTGGTGTAAATACTTTATCTAGTATTTTGTTTAATTTTTCTATATCCATTTTATTATCTCCTTCATTTCAGGTTTAATATCTTCATGTTTTATTTTCCAATCTTCCATGTCTTCTTGTCTATATCTCTTAGCATATCCACAACTCATCATAACAATGGGTCTAGTGTCAACCATATTTAGGCCTGCTTTATGCCAGTTATGTGGCCTTCTATTGAAACAAGAGTTATAAGATATATCAAGTCCTTCTTCTAACAAATAGTTTGTCAAGTTTGCAATGAATATACCTACTTCTACTGCAACACTATCAATTATCTTTTCTATATGACTTTCATGTGCTTGATCAAAGAAGTGACCTGTTTCAACTTGTTTCTGATAATATACATTTGGTTGAGCAATTCTGCTGTGTACTGTAATTAAATATGGGTTTTCTTTTACGTGTCTATAATATGGGTTTTCATATACACCTACTTTTGCGCCTTGAGTTTGTATCGCTTGACCATCTTTAACTGCTTGATCTTCTACATCAGCATGACACTTCACTACTAAACCATGTATTGCCTCTTTCTCTTTCACCTTATCAGGTCCCCATACAAGTGCCTGATACGCCATTGCATTGTTTTTAGACGGTGATGTTTTCCACGCCTTGTATAATGCTCTTTCTACTTTATCTTTAGGCGGTATATCTTCTTTATAAAATTTTACGTGTTTTCTTTTTTGTTCTAATAAATCAAAATGTTTCATTTTTTATACCCATGTAATCACATCCTGGTGTTCAGGTTTTACATCTGTTTTATGAGCTGCACTACCATTGTGATTTCTTCTATATATTTCACCATAGCCACAACTTAACATCAATATAGGTCTAGTTGTAATATTAGTTAATCCCCAATTGTGCCAATATTTAATTTCTCTTGTAAAACAAGAATTATACGATACATCAAGTCCTACTTCTAATAAATTGTTTGTTAAGATTTGAGCAAATAGTCCTACTTCTACAGCAACACTATCAATTATTTTGCTCATATGGCTTTTGTGTGCTTGATCAAAAAACATACCTTTCTTTTCAATACTTTCTTTATGGTATTCGTTAGGTGTAGCAAGTCTTTGATGAAATGTAAACATATAAGGATTAGTTCTTATATGTTCAAAATATTTGTTACCTGTAGATACTGATACAGCTAATCCTTCTTTTAATCCTGTTTTTTCAGTTTCAATGCAAGATTTTTGAGTTAGATTATATAATGCTTGTTTTTCAGATTTTTTATCAGGACCCCAAACAACAACCTCATATGCCATTGCATTGTTTTTTGAAGGAGTTGTTTTCCATGCTTTATATAATGCGTCTTCTATTATTCCTTTATCTGGTATTTTATCACTATAATTGAATACTTGTTTTCGTTTTGTTTCTAATAAATCAAACGTGTTCATTTGCATATTACCTTTCCGTTAATTACTAACATGTCCAATTGTGTTCTCTTAAAGGTATTTATTGCTTCTTTAGGACTCTCTACTATAGGCTCTCTACAATTAAAACTAGTATTTAATAACATTGGTATGCCTGTTATCTTATAAAACTCATTAATAATATTGTAAAACTTTTCATTAAATTTTTTATTAACAGTTTGTATTCTTGCTGTATTATCAACGTGTGTAATACCTGGTACTGTATCTTTCTTAACTTTACATATTCTACTCATATAAGGACTAGGCAATCTCGTATCAAAATATTCTTTGTAATGTTCTTCTAATACAGCAGGTGCAAAGGGTCTAAAGTCTTCTCTCATTTTTATAGTATGATTGATAATATCTTTAATATTGGGATTACGTGGGTCTGCAAGTATTGATCTATTACCTAATGCACGATTACCACTTTCTGATTTGCCTTGAAACCACCCGACTATCTTACCATCAGCAATTGCCTGTGCAATCTTTTTATAGTCAGCGTCTTCGCCTACATTATGTTCGTATTCTATACCAGCAAATGTTTCTGATTTGTGTACATTATAATTTATCATATAATCAGCATGTTGATAAACACCTATTGCTTGTCCTTCATCACCTACAGCAGGTGGTACAAATACATTTTCATAATGTTTTGTAAATTCTTCATTCATATATCCATTGTAAGCAACGCCACCTGCAATACATAAGTTATCACAAGTTTTTAATGGATAGACATATTCTTTTATTTTATCTATTGTAAATTTTTGTAGTGTATGTGCTAAATCATCTATGTTATCTAACTTAATCTGTTTAAAATGTGCTTGTTTCTTTTCAGTTATAGGTCCTGATAATATAGTTTCAAATATATTGTAATAGTATTCACTATACTTACCATACCCAACTTTACCCATTAACTTACTAGCACCTAATGTGCCAAAACCTGTTAAGTTAGACATATGATTCCATAACCAACCAATAGGTAGTTTATCTGACAAGTCTATTAACTTTAGGTCTTTGTCAAAGAATACACATCTAAATTTTGATCCTATACCATCAATTGCTAGTATATCTGATTGTTCAAAATTAGAGTTTATAAAAGCATATGTGGCGTGTGATTGATGATGGTCTATATAATATATTCCGTCTTTATAATAATAATCCCATAACGTTTTAGGATCATAATTAAATATTTCATCATGCCCTTTTAATGTTGTATTAAGTAATTCTTCTTTTGCTTTTCTTATACCACCATAGGTATATGTAAATGCTAAAATACCATTGTCAGGTTTTTTAAAATACTTTTCAGTAAATTCATCATTCAATCTATAGTCGCCAGGATTTAATATGTCTGATTGATGATCATATGCCTCAGCATGATAAGGTAGATTATGTTTAAATCTAGTAAATCTTTCTCTTTGATTATGAAAGACACCATCATATGTATTGTGGTCGTGTAAATTTAGTGCTACTGCAAATATTTTAGCCATTTAATAACCTCGCATATTTTCTCATAGGAAAGTGACCTTTAGGTTCTACCCATTCCATACATGTTTTACAATAGTTTTCATATTTAAACAATTGAAAATTCATCATCTTATCTACATTCTCCTGTGTTATGTCAAATGTTTTTGAGTGAATAATATTATTAGCAAATTTCTTACTACAATGTACGATCTTTCTTGTTTCAAAATTGATAACAGGTACCATAGGAAAAGCTGCACACATCTTACGATCTATTTCATCTGCTTGAGTATGTACTTCTAATACATCATCTTTGTTAGGTGTTCTACCATTAAATGATTTCCACATTGTATTCTTGTGATCTAACTGTTTCATTTCTTCAGGAAACAGATGTTTATATTTAAAAAAGTTAGGTGTTTTTACACATAGATTGTAATTGTTATAATCATTTTCTTTTATATAACCATAAGGTGGTAGTAAATCTAAACTACCAAGTTTTTTAATACCATCTTCGTAAAAATCTAATATGTTATGTTCAACATAAAGTATATCGGGATCTTTTAGTATATGTGGATATCTTTTACGTACAAAAGAGTTTGATAGTACTGAACACACATGATTGGGATTCTTTTTAACTTCAGCAATAACATCATCTAAATTCTTAATAAGGCCTGGCTCACCACCTAAAAGACAAACACGTATCTTATAATTTCTTAAATAGTGTAATGTTTGTTTTAGGAAATCCATATCAACTGTCAAGTTTCTCATCTCTAAAGTATAACTTGTACAATAATGACAATCTTTATTACATGACATTGACATAAAGAAGTCTATGGCTAAATAATTTTCTTGTATTTCTTGTAACGTTTTCAATTTCCTGCTCTCCATTTTTTACTAGGCAATAAAGGATCATTTTCATCATTTTGCCATCTACCAGATTTCATAACATAAAAATCAACACCTATATCTCTAGCCATTTGCTTACATGTATCTATATCGTTTTCATTATAGTTAAATACAATGTATTGCCACATAGGTTTTTTATATAGTATTTTA